GATCTGGTCTTGAAGGTTGCCATCAGCCCATCCTGAACTGGTAGGGCGCCCGGTCCCGGTCGTTGCGGTGAGCCCTGTCCTCTGCGTCCAGCCTCTCCCGATCAAGACGGGCGATCAACTCCTCATTATAGACGCCCCCCTCTCCAGGCCGCTTCCGGGCCATGTCGTGGGAAACGCTGAGGATCATTGCTTCCATCCACCGTCCGGGCGCATCGTCCATGAGCGTGTCGACCCGCGAGTAGTGGGCAGGGCGAAGGACGGGCCAGATGCGCAGTTGCAGTCCCGGGGTGCCCAAGGGGTAGAGCGCGAGGCGCGCGTTGGGCGCGCCCCGAAGCAACGTCCAGGTTCCGGGAACGCCAGGCCGGTTCGTTCCCGACATCTCGAAGAACCGATCGGTGGTGACCCGCGTGAGCGACCCGCCATCAATCCGCGCCACCATGATGACGTCGTCCACATCGGCTGGCAGGTCAATCTGACCAGTCACCCCGTTGCAGGCAATCGTGCGCTCCTGCGTGCGCCAGGTGTTGTACCGCTGGGACCACCGCTCAAGCACGAGCCGCAGGCTGCGCTGCACTCTGATGACATCCTCGGCCGTGGACTGCTCCCCGCCCACCCTGCTGATGACCTCGTCATAGAAGTCGGCGAAATCAAAGCCCGTGTCGTTCATGCCACCGTCCTGCTGCGAAAAGGGCCGCCCCCTTGGAGAAGCGGCCCCTGCCTGGACTGCCCCGACCGTGAGGCTCAGCCTTGGCTGCCGAAGATGCTCCGCGGGTCCTGGCACGAGAACGCGTAGCGCTCATAGGCCATCACGGGCATGGTTTGCGTTTCGGCGCCATTCCCCTCGTCGAGGTCGAGTGGTTCGCGCATCCAGTGCGTCATGCCTTCCGACACGCTGGTGGTGATGAACCACGCCGCCGGATCGGACAGGTAGTTGTTCACCCCGTACCCGCCAGGCATGATCCCCAGCGAGTTGATCGCGCTGATGTCGTTGTCCGACGTCCCGATGCGGTTGGGCTTTGTCCCCATCAGCCGCTCGATCACGAACTGCAGCTCGTTCGGGACGGTGATCCGCTCCGGCATCACGGAGATCCGCAGCCCACGCTCGTCCGTGAAGTTGCCGATCTGGATGACGGCGGCCTCAAGCGATGTCTCGTTCAGGTCGGCGTTTGCGGCCGCGACGTTGCTGAACGTCGTGCCGTTCTTGAGCGGGTGGTTCGCCGAGCAAACGAAGGCGCCGTCCCCGGTCCGCTGGGTATCGAAGACACCGTCGAGGAATGCGGCCGCCCGCACTTCCTTCGTGATCTTCATCGACCGCTTCAGGGCCCGCGTGTAGCGGGGGACCATGTCGAAATACTGGTCGTCGTTCACGGCCTCGCGGGTGATGATGAACCCGAGGGCGTAGGCCAGCATTTCAACCCGGCCCTTCCAGACGTCACCAGCCTCGTCGAACATGACCGGCGCGCCCTCCGCTTTCGGCGGAGCCAGACCGAACATGCTCTCCATGACATACTCCTCATATGCCTTGGTCGAGTTTCGGGTCCGGAACGTAAAGGAGAACTGCTCCTTGTAGTCCTTGTATTCCGCCCCGAAGAACTCAAGGATACCGGGCCAAAGGTGCTCCTTCAGCGCCGCGCGATTGATTGCCATCGGCTTTCTCCTTTCCTGGCTCGGTTATGCGGCCTTCAGGCCAAACTGATCGCGCACGAGGGCAACCTCGAACCACGAGCCCTCGTCGGGGATGTCGACGCGCGACAGCACGAGCAGCGGACCGGTCGCCACGTTTGCCCCGGGCGCGCCGAGCGTCACCCCGGACATTCCGGTGCGCGGCACGCCGGCGGCGTAGATCACACCCTTGCGGCGGCCGATGTCGGCCTGGGTGTAAGTAGCCCCATCTTGCCCCTTGATCAGGAAGCTCGCGCCCGCCGCCAGGGCGACGAAGCCGACGATGTTTGTCCGGCCTGCGACCCCGTCCCAGTAGTTCTGGTACTTGATCGAGCCGTCGGCATCGACATACCGGCACCCCTGGAACACGCCCAGCGCGGTGAAGTCGTTGTTGTTGGCCGCCCCCGTGGCTTCGACCAGGAGGCCCGAGTTGAGGGCGACGAGGTCGCCAGTGAAGATCGGGTTGGTGTTGGCAGACGAGATCTGGAACTCGCGGAGGTTACCAGTGGACCCCTCCATGCCTGCCGAGCGAAGAAAACGCAGACCCTTCATTGGTGAACCTCCTTAGGACCGGGCCATCTGGGAAAGGGCGCGACCTGCATCCGCTCCGACGAGCGTTTTCGTGCCCCTGTCCTCCATGACGCTGTTGTTTCCAGCAACGCCCTGAAGCTCGTTCGCCGCGCCGAGCCGCTCGATGCTCCGGCGGCGGTAGTAGTTGGTCCGCGCTGCATGCTTCCGTGCGGGCATGCGCATGAGGATGAGCCCCCCGGTGCGCGCGCACCCGTCGCCCTTGTCTTCGTCGACAAGAAAATCCTCGGGCAACTGGTCGATCATGACCCGCGTGTAGCCTTCGCGGAGCCGCATCTGAACGATGCCCGGCATGTGGCTACCGTTCACATACTCCGACACCCAGCGATAGACGTAGTCCGGGTGGGTGGGCACTTCGAGCCGGTTCGGGGGCGCATAGTAGTCGAGATCCTCGCGATCGAGGGCGGACGTGTCATCGGCTGCCCGCGAGCGGTCGGATGACGTCCGAACGCGCGGGGCTTTCTTCGCTGACAACATGGCTGCAGGGCTCGATGCCGCAAAAACGTCGATTGGCGGCTCAACATCGCCCTGCGCGGCGCCGTCATCCCGTTCGCGGTTCATGTGCGGACCCTTTCCCGAACCATCTCTGCAGGCAGGATGCCCTTCTCGACCAGCGAGCGCCGGTGCCCCATCATCCGCTTCACGACCTCCGGGTCATCCACGTTGATGCCCATCCGCTTCCAGCCGTCGTAGATCGACCCTGGGATGCGGACCGCGTTGCCATCGGACAGCGCGCCGGAACGGCCTGCGCCGGCGCCACTTGCACCGCCGCCCGTGTTGGGCGTCCGGCCGAAGTAATCGGGATACTTCTTCGCCATTTGCAGGTCGATCGCCTCAAAGTACTCGGGGGAGCCAACGGGGATGACGCCTGCTGCCCGGATCTGGCTGTCGATCTGGTGCGCGGCCATGGTCATGCCTTGATCAACACCATACCACGTCTTGTGGCGGGATTTCCAGTCACGAAGATTGCGGTCGTCGATCTGCGCTTCCTGCTCCGGTCGAGCGGGCGTCCTGCGCTCTGCGCTCTGCCTAAGAGCGGCGGCCCGCAACTCCTCCTTGGAGCGGGAAACAGCGATCCTGGCGTCGGTCACAGACGCCTGCGCGGCTGCGATGGCACGGGCATCGCCTCCCTCGATAGCCGTCGCCAGCGCCTCCTGGGCGCGGGCCGCCGCCGCCTCGGCGAGGCGCACTCGCTGCTCGGCGGACTGAATGACACCGCGGGCGCGCTCAGCCGCCATCTGGGCGCGCTCTTCCTCGCGGTCGCGGACGACGTCCGTCACGGCGTCGGTCAGGACCGAAAGCCGCTGACTGAGGCGGGCCGCAAGCTCGGAGACAGCAGCGTTGGGGTCGGGCTGCTGGGAGGCCTGCGGCTCAGGTGCGCCCGCCCCCTCCTCGTCGTCGCGCTCGATGATGAAGTCGTTCATGCTGGCACCTTCCATCCCTTGTCGATCAGCGCAGCAGGCTGCGTGTCGTTCATAATCCCGATCCTCTGGCCATTCGCCAAGTGGAACATCGTGGCATCATAGCGCGTCCAGAGAATTCGGTCACCAACGGCGTGCCAGGGCCGCACGTTGCCATCGACCGAGAACCGGGTAGGGTCGGTGTAAGCCGAGGGGCCCACCGCGAGAATGACCCCCTGCGGACTCGACATGGAGCGGGTTTCACGGACATCCTCCACGATCACAAGTCCGCCCGAGGAGACCTCGGGGATGGTCAGCATAAGGACCGTGATCTTCCAGCCGGACGGTTTGGGCAGATGGTAATCCGGATCTTCCTCGCGCCGGGCGGCAACGTACCGCTGCAGCTCGTCAAGTTGCTGACGGACCTCGTCAGGGGTCACGAAGTCGTCGGAGTTGAGGCGGTTGGCAGAGGTTGCCTGAATGGACCGGGCGACGGCATCCGTCCGCTCGGCTTTGATCTTCTGGGCGACGTGGGTGGGGATAAGCAGGCTGCTCACGCTTGGGTTGCTCCTCGGTATGCGCTTTCCATTTGGTCGATGACACCAGCCAGGTGCTTCCTGGCCCCGATCTTCTGCAGGTAGACCTCCTGCGTCAGAACAGTGGTTGTCAGGGCCTGATCAATACCCTGCAGGTGCTCCCGGGCAATCCTGATCAGACCCTGTGCAAGAGCAAGGTCGGCGGGAGGGTTGAGCAGGCCGCCCCTCACCTGCGATCTCCCGGCGTCTGACCAGCCAGCGCGCCGGTCGTTGCCCGAGCCGAGACCCCGGACTGAGGCGCCGCGCGGGCGCCTGCGGTCGAAGGGGCGGACACCCTCATGGCCGCGATCTTGAGCGCAGCAGCGTTGTCCTCGATTTCACGCTGCATTGCCGCCTCGTCCTTGACCTGCTGAAGGAGCAAAGCGAACTGCGCCCGCATCTCCTCGGCCTGGAGCCGGGACTGCTGGCGCATTTCCTCGATGGCCCTCGCCGTCTCGGCCTTGATCTGCTCGACCTGAATGCGGGTTTCCTCCGGCGTCGCCGGGGTGATCTGTTGCTGGATCGCCATGACCGCCTCCGCCATCATGGGCGCGATCTGCGCTTCAGCCTCCGGCGGCATGTCAGGCCCCATCTGGTCGAGCGAAATGCCCATCTGGCCCGCAACCGTAGCCGCAAGGTGCTTGGCCATGTGCTCGGCGATATGAGCGGCAATCGCGGCCAGCGCGCGCTGCCCAACCTCCATCGGAAGCTCCGATGTCTGGATTAAGCGGATCTGCGCCGCGTGCGCGGCAATGTGAGCCTGGTGGTTCTGCGAAATCCCAACGGCGACCGGCTTGCCGGCGAGGATCATCCCGTACTCCGTCACCACATCATGGGGCTTGACCTCATCATCCTCGGGATCGGGGATGATGAGCCTGGCCGCGTCAGGCGACCCTAGCGCGCGGATCAGGTCCTCGGCCGCGCTGCGCTGGTCGAGGATATTCGGGCTCTCCCGCGCCAGTTCGTAGATCGACTGCGCTTCGAGGATCTGACGCTGTCGTGTCGCAGCCCCTGGCTTCATCATCGGCAGAACACGGTAGTTCTGCAACGTCCCAGGGGGGATCGACTTCATGCCGTCGGCAAACAGGATCGTCTTGCCGCCCAGGATCGACTTCATCCGGTCGTGCAGCATCTCAAGCTCGCGGCGATGCGCGGAGTAGAGGCGGCGATGGACGCTCGTCTGAAACTCAGTGCTCTCATCGAACGCCGCCATCGCCGGACCGGCAGCGACCCCCGATTTCATCAGTTCGGCAAAGTCGATGGTGGCGATCCCGCCCAACTCGCGCCCGAGATGGTCCATCTTCTCGGCAAGCTGCAGCAGGCCGGGCGACGGCCCCTGGAAGACGTTCGGCATGATGGCCGCCCGGATGTCGTCAACCGGCGCGTCGATGTCCACGAACATGCCCGGGAGAACCTTCGTGGTGCTTTCGCGAATGCTCAGGGCGCTCAGCTTGAAACCGGAGGGGTGGTTCTGCAGATAGGCGGCGTCGAGCGCCCGGCGCTGCGCGGTTCTCAGCGCCTTGGTCGTCCCCGCAAGGAAATGCCCGAGCCCCATCCCGGTCAGGGCCGACACCCCCGGGTAGTAAGGGTAGACGACGAAATGCTCGATTGCGCTCTCGTCGGGGTCGTTCGGGCGGTAGTTGCGCTGAATTGACAGGACCTGGCGCGTGCGGGCGTGGATTGTCACGATGTAGGGTCGTGGCACGCCGTTGGGGTGGGCGTCGGCGTCCAGATAAAGGGGACAGTAGACCTCGATCATCCGGTGGGTGTCGGTCGGCTGAAAGTTCCCCGGCCTGAACCCCTGGGCCTCGTCCCGCGCGGCGACGATCGCGTTTACATCCGGTGCGTCCCAGTCGGTAATCCCATCCACAGGCCGATAGGCCCCCGAGACGATCCTCCGGATCAAGTCGCTGGATCGAACGTCCATTCTGTGCGAGTGGCGACCCACGGAGAAGTTCGTGGCGTCATAGGAGATGACCAGGTCGCCTGGCTTTACATACTGCGGCATAACCGGCGTCATCTTGCGTGTCCGATCCACGACCATCTTCCGGATCCCGGCCCCATAAAGGCCGCAGTCCTGCAGGATCATGTCGGTGTCGGTCTCGTAGGTCGGGAGGCGATGGAAGAGGTACTCGGTGTAGAATTGCTCGATGACGCGCCGCTCCGCAGCCGTCTTCTCCTCGTGCTCCTTTCGCGCATCCTCGTCCTCGATTTCCTCAGCGCGCACGACCGGCTCAACCCGCACGGCGGCTTCGTCGCTCGGCAGAAGCGCCGCCATCGCCTTTGCCTGAAAGCGCAGCAGGGCGGTCAGCAGAAGCGGATGGCTGGACTTGTCCGCGGCCTCGTATTCGCTGTCGGACTTCCCGTCCGTCGAGACGCCTAGCAGTTCCCAGAACTCCGCAGATTGGGCGCGCGCAGCCTCCGACCCCATCTCGTCGTGGGAAAAATCCTCGGTAAGCTGGTTGGAGATGGCAAAGAGGTCGGTTTCCGGCACGACCTCGGCCAGGTTCTCGACATCCTGATGGTTTGCCCGGATTGCTGGCGGAGCAGCCATGTCCGTGAAGATGGCGTCCCCAGTCTCGGGATCACGCGTGATCATTGGCCCGTCCGCCATCAGTTCATCCTCTCGCTTTTGCCGCCGAAGGTCTGCTGCCTCAAGACCGGAGGCAAGACCTTGGAGCCAATCCACGTTGTACCACACAACGCCATGACAAGGTCATCCTTTGCTCCCGCCATCGCCTCGGGCCGCCCCGCGCGACGCCAGACGAAGGCGTTCATCTCCTCCATCACCTCATCCTTGCCGGGGCAGTCCCTGGCGATCTTCAGCATGTGCGTTTCGGTGAGCAGTCGAAGATGATCCAGTGCCGGCAGGCGCGGCATCGCCCGGCGGCGCTCCACCACGCCCCGGTCCGACAGCCGCGCGACGGTGATGTAAGGCACCACGTTGGCTCGCGCGGCAGACCTCAGCGACGAGCTGATGCCATAGCCCACCCCGTTCGTCTCGACGGTAAACACGTGTCCATGGCAGCGGCCAGCGCGGGCCCACTTGTTGAGTTCGCCATGGAGCCGAAGCAGCATCGCGAGCTTGTCAGGGAACTCGAACTGTTGAGGCATCCGGTAGGCCATCAGGACGCGGTACGCGGTCACAACGGCGAAATCGGGATCCCAGGGCTCACCCTTCTGCCACTCCTCACGCGCGTTCAGGACTACAGCGTCCCGGTCATCCCCATCTGCCGCGGGGTCGTAGCCGACGAGGATCATGGGGGCAGCCTTGAGACGAAACCCCCTGTCCCGAAAATCCCTTGATGTGTTGAACTTTGTTGGTTCTGCGCCTGCCATTCACGGGCCCCTATGGAGACATCCCCAAGGACATCAATGCGCCTAGGGATGCCGCGGCCGCCCGCGTCTCCCGGGCGGCCGCATTACCTCGCCGGAGACGCGCACTGTCAAGGAGATATGCCATGCGCAAGCACTACCGCCCGCGAAGGGCATCAAAGCAGTGGCTGGACGGCGACTGCCCGAAGGGCGTTCTCATGATCTTCGACCATGAGGACTTCTTCGACCGTTACATAATCATCTGCAGGGAGCCAGTCACAGGATCGACCCTCGGCGACATGTGTATTCAGTATCTGAGCTTCAACGACCTGACCCATCCGCAGGGATCCGGTCAGCGCGGCGAAATGACAGCCGTGAGACTACTCTGGTATCGCGCCAAATACCGGCGCAAACAGACGCGCTGGTCAGACCTGCCGGAAAACGTGAAGCAACTGGTGCGCCAGGATCTGGAGCGCCATGTGTGACCTTCGCCCCTTCGGGGGCGAATTTTCAATCGGCGAGCAGATCACGAACGCGCTGGGTGCGGTCCAGCGCCCGGCTCAGATCGCTTACGGTTGGCTGCGGAACAGGCATGATGCGCGCAAGGAGCGTCTCCATGCCGTTCAGGTCGAGGTCGGACAGGTCAGGATCCTCGCCAGCGTCCATGTTCAGAATGCCCGAATGCCCGAAGAAGGCCCCTTCCGGCACGATGAACTCCGCGCCGTATTCCTGCCGGAAGTAGAGATCCCCGAGGGAAAGGCGCTCCGCCCTGATCGTGTCTTCGGTGATGCGCGGGCACAGGGTGTAGGGGATGCGCAGGGACAGGAATACAGACTTTGCACTGCCCTCGAAGGCGTCGAAGAAGTAGCCATGGCGGCCGTTTGGCGACGAGATCATGTGCAGGGCTCCGCTGGTCGCCGCCAGCGAAGGCGTGATGGCACGAAAGAGCGCCTCAGGAGCAAACGCCGCCTCGTCCAGCACGACCAGGTGCGGCGAAAAGCCACGACCGGCGTCGGGCTGTGCGCAAGGGATCGAGATGACCTTGGAGCCGTTAGGCAGCTCCATCGACAGCCTGTTGAGCTGAAGCATGGCGTCCTTCGGAACAATGGAGAGGACAGCCTCACGGACGCTGTTCAGGAAGTGAGCGGCCTGACGCAGAGACCGGGATGCGATGAGGCACTGGAACTTCGGCACGAAGCACAGACACCAGGCGACGAACAGGGAGGTGACCGTGGACTTCCCGCTTTGCCGGCAGGCGGCGATGGCGACCCGCGGCCGGTCGCGTGCCTCGATCATATAGCGCGCCTGCCACCGGTCTAGCTTCGCCCCGAGGACGGACTGGCCAAACTCCCAGGGCTCCGGAACGCGGGCGAAGGCCCTGCTGTAGTCGTTGGCGCGCAGCTTGATGCGCTCGATGTCCCGGCGGATCGACTGCAGCTCGGAGCCGAGCTTGGCGTACATCCTATCGCGCCTGGATCTCGGACACGCGCTGCAGGATCTGCGCGGCCTGCCGCGCCAACTCGTTTCTCGCGCGGTAGAGCTTGCGCAACTGGTCCGTTTTTTCCTCCCGAGACAGCGACCGATCAAGACGAACGGCCCGGACCCGCGCCTGAATTTGTCCCAGTTCCATTGTGACCCGACGCGCAAGTCGCGCCTGGGCGACGATCTGCGGGTTGTCGCTGGCGATCTGCTGCACCGCATCGAGACGGCCGGTGAGCGCTGCGTCCCGCATCGAGTTGTAGGCCTGCTCCACCGTCTCTGCGGCTCGATAGTAGTCTTCAACCCACCTCGTGCCCATGAGCTCGATGTCCTTGGCCGCCCACCCCAGCGACTGCTGAAGGAAAGGCCCAATGAACGGCGTGTCGGGGAACGGCGCTGTGGGCTGCACTTCCGCAAGGCCAAGATCCCCGGCCAGCGTGGCAAACCCAGCCTGCATGATGGTATAGAAGGCGCCGCCGAACGACTGGAAGAAGTGTTCCATCATCGCTGGGCTGACGTTGGTCGCATTGGAGAGACCCATCTGGCGGCCGATGAACACCGACAGGGGCGAGGCGTTGGTGATCCTGTCCTGGACCTGCAGCGAGCTTTCGCGGCGCCCCTCGATCGGCGCCTGCGTGAAGAAGTTGTAGTTTGCGCTGGCTTCG